ACTTTACACTAAAAACGGAAAGGTTGAATTAGGTTATTATGCTCAAGATTTTGTTGGGATATTAGATAGTGCGGTTTCAAAAGGTAGTGATGATATGTTAAGCCTATCTTATCGTGAGGTATTAGTTGCAAAAGTGTACGCTTTGGAACAAGAGATTAAAGAACTAAAAGCTAAAATTAATTAATATGGCAGATACTTGGGCAGGTAACGCTAACAATCAATTAGTAACTTTTAAGGCATTTTTAAACGGAGTGTCAACAGGTGCTTATTATGGTAGTTACTATCCAACTGCTCCGCCTGATACAAGAGAGGTAATGACTGTTGGAGACTTAAATACTTATGGCATTTACTTTTATGTTAATGATGGCACAATGAATCTTTATGATACTTTTACAGGTGTATCTAATTCAAAATGCCTAACTAAATTAGACTTTATATTACAAGCTAGTTTTGATACAAGTAGTACAAATGTCTCAAGTTGTCTTGCAATGGGATTAGAAGACCAAGTTTTGTATTCATCAACTTTTGCAGTTGGTGCTCAATTATATACAAATAGAGCATTGACAACGGCTAAAACATTTACTACAAGTAGATGGATATTTAACTATTCGTATGGTGGTGGTTCATATCAAGTGAATACATCAGGGGTAATATTAACAATTGTTTCTTGTTAAAAAATAATATATTTGCTAAAATTATAATTTTATGAAGTATTCAAATTTATTAAACCTAGTCGCACAAATGGAGGCGATCATAGGTAACCAGGAAACAAAAGTACAAAAAAAGCTATTCAAAATCTTTGAAAAGGTTAAGCCTAGCTATGAAGCGTATCAATCCAAAAAGGATGAATTACGACTTGATAATGCAAGCGCCAACGACAAAGGGATTTTAAATGTAACGGAAAAAGGTGATTACCAATTTACAAAGGAAGGCATTAAAAAGCTAACAAGCGACATTAAAGCCCTAAATGATGAGGAGTTCGCATTTGAGAAGATTAACATCGTTAATCCTCAAGGGCTTGAAAACTTTATCTTCCTTGAAGATTGGACCAATGGAATCGAATTTATTAAACAAGATGAAGAGGAACTTTAAGCAATGACACAAGATAGCAGCCAAGCGCTCGTTAACACAACGGTATCAATTACCGCAGCAAGTATAACAATCACACAAGCACAACCATTGATTACAATGGTAGCGGGCTTGGTTGCTATCATTTCGGGTATCCTAGCAATTATTTATTACATTAAACAAATAAGAAAGCTATGATGAAGTTTTTAAACTCAATGCTTGGATCATGGATTAAGGTAGTTATTACCGCCATCCTTACGATGGCAATGGCAAAAGGTGATATCTTTGCAATCACTTTAAAAGAGTGCTTGTCGGCCGGTGCTATCTCAATAATGCCTATTATTATAAATTTCCTTAACCCTAATGATCCAAGATATGGCAATAAAAAATAGCATCCTTGCAGTTTTATTAATTGCACTAACATTCAGTTGCAACCCAATCCGTAAAGCCGAGCGCCTTATCTTAAATGATAAAGATGCAAGCGAGCGGATTTTTCGTGCTTTGGAGGTTACTCATCCATGTGTCAATGACACTACCTTAATAACCAAATATGACACTACATTACTTATTGATACCATTGTTAACTACAAAAGAGATACAATCAATATTAACGGGGTTGAATACATAACCATTAAAGAGGAACCAAAAACCATCGTTAAGACAGTTAAGGTTAACCAAATTGTAACCGGTTATATTGTTGACACGCGTAGTTTAGGCATTGCGCTTGATTCCGTGCGATATTACAAGACTTTGGCGCAAGTCAATAAAGAGACTAGCAAGTCGTGGAGCCGCCGTTTTTGGGTACTTTTAATCGCTTTAATCGTTATTGGATTTTTAAAGTATAAATTATGATAATATCCGAGCATTTATCTTTATCCGAATTAATTCGTAGTGACTCCGCAAAGCGCCTTGGAGTTACCAATATGCCAACCGATGAGCATATTATCAATTTAAAGGCATTGGCCGAAAATATCTTTGAGCCAATCCGCAACCATTTCCGTTGCCCTATTTTTATCTCATCCGGATATCGCTCCGCAGAACTTAATCAAGCATTGAAAGGCGCAAAATCAAGCCAACATCTCAAAGGTGAGGCAATTGATATTGATATGGATGGCTCATCCAATGGTGTGACAAATGCAATGGTTTACGAATTTATTAAATTAAAGCTTGACTTTGACCAATTGATTTGGGAGTTCGGCGATACCGTTAACCCATCCTGGGTGCATGTAAGCTTTAAAAAGAACGGCCCTCAAAGACATCAAGTCTTGAGAGCCGTGTTAGTAGATGGGGGAACGAAATATGTTATAGCTTCATAATCAATTTTTGATATTCCTCTTTAAAATCACAATCCGTTTCAAGCATGTTGCTTGTTGATTTAATGGCATTGATTACCGTTGTGTGATCACGATTAAAAACAATCCCAATCTCTTTTAATGTTAAAAGTGTATTTGATTTTAAAATATGCATTGTTAATAATCTAGGTATTACAATAGGACCTTTTCTAGTTTTTGATTTTATTTGATCTACTGTTATATTGTATTGCTCACAAGTGTTTGCAATAACTGTATCAATATACTTCAACACTTTCTTTTTAGGCATTGTCTTAAAGCCAATCTTTGCTTTCTTAATCCCTGGCATTATCATGTAATTCATTGTCGTTTATTTTAACCTCATTAAATTTACCGGTTAATTCCGATATGATTATTTGCGATTTAAAAAATTTATAACTTGATAGGTCGTTTTGTAGCAAGTGAGTAAGCTTGCCAACCATATCTATTTTCTCAATAATTGTTAACTCAATCCATTCTTTGTGATTTGGCATCTTCTCTAAATTTAACGATTAAAAATAATATTGCATATACAAAACACGCGAGTGGTACTGCAATTAAAAAAAACTTAATTAGTGATAAAATTGCTCTAATCATGGCTAAATATTTTGTAAGAAAGCCGTGATTAAAAATGCGGTGATTAAAATAATGACCGCTTGAAAGTTGTGGTTTTGTTGTTTATTCATTTTGATTTTGTTTAGAAACCAAAGCTATGTTATTTTAATTTAATAAAAAAATATTTTTAATATATTTTTTTAAAGTGCCTTAAAGTAAAGTCTTTTTTGGCTTGGACCATGTTAAAAATACGCTCCTCAATGCCTCCAACGGTGAATATCCAAAACACTTTTGAGGCTATTGTCCGGTCCTTGGTTTGCATCCTTGCCCTTGATTGCCAATAGCTTACCGCTGAAAAGTCAATATTGTACATAACAAGCGCATCGGCCGTGCTTAAATTTATCCCCTCCCTTCCGCTTTGCACCTGGCTTATGAATACCGCATCGCCGCCGGCCTTATTAAACTCTTGCGGATCATCATATGAGTTTTTAAAAGTTGCCTTTAAAAGCAACCCCTCGGCTATGTACTTATAAAAAATGGCAATCTTTTGATCCTTAAACCTTTCCTTAATAAAGTTGGCTTTTGTCTCATCAAATATGATTGCATTGCCATCATCCTTTTTGACCGTTCCGCTACATATTTGATGTACTTTTTGCATCTCTTTAACCGCCGTATCTGCCACCACTATCTCACCATCCTTTGTCCTAAATAATTTGTCCTTGGTAATCTTATCAATGGCCCATTTGACCTTATCACTCATTGGCACATACAAGATGGCCTCTTGCACCAAAGATTCAAACCCGGCCTCCTGTTGCGTATATGTCAAAAACAAATGGTTAATCTCGCATTCAATCAACTCCGTTTTGACATGTGAGTAATCAGCAAGCTCACGATTGAAAACAAATTTTTTCTTTGGGATGCCATAAGCTTTGTGCCAGGAGTAAAAGTTTTTATGATCTGCAAATGGTGACTTATCCGATACCCAAAATTGATGGAATATTTGAGCAAAGCTTTCCGGTGTTGGTGTACCACTTAAATAAATCACCGGCTTACCTTTGCATAATTCCTTTAATGCTTTTGTCCTTTCGGAAGGGATTGGGTATTGGCCCAATGAATGAGCTTCATCAATAATAATAAGATCATAAATATTTTGGCATTTATGTACGCTTTCAAAATTAATAATATCTAATTTATATACATAACCGGACAATTTAAAATCATCCTCAATGCTTGAGATGGCTTTTTTCTTTGTAACAAATAAGACATGCTCAACACTTAATTTGTTTGCTAATAGTAAACTTGTTAAAGTTTTGCCGGTCCTTACTTGCATTGCAAGATATACCAAACCAAATTCATTAATGACCTCAAGGCCCCTATTGGCTATGTCGATTTGATAGTCTCGGAGTTGCATATTGCTTTAAAAATTTGATAAGCTACTTGAGGCACTATGGCGTTTCCGTAAGCTTTGATTGATTCTTTTCTCCATTTAGGAAAGGTGATGTTGTCCAATTCTCGGGGAAGCCCATCATTTCCCCCACAAACAGGGGAGACAGTTGGGAAGTCTTGCCAACTCCCATTGCCATTTGTCTTAAACTCATATGTAAATTTACCCCCTTCAATTTGTGTTTTTGTTTTCTCGCTTCGTATGTTTCCGGTTTTGTTCCCGAATTCCAATCTTGAGCATCCGGAGTTGGTAACATCCCTTGTCTCACCATCTTTGTTAAACTCATTTGATTCTCCGTTATTGATCCGGTCATCTTGTCCCCTTCCGATGCCATTGGAGTTGGCAACAAACCATATCCTTTGTCTTTGGTGCGGTGCGCCGACACTTGCAGCAGGAATAAGAAACGGTTGTACTGCATAGCCTTCCCTTTCCAAGTCATCGCACACCTCGTTGAATACCACCCCCCCCCCCCAACTAACGAGTCCACGAACATTCTCGCCCACGATGTATCTCGGTTTGACCTCTTTAATGCATCGTAACATTTCCGGAAAGAGATGTCGCTCATCGGCTTTCCCAAGTCGCTTACCGGCGCTTGAGTATGGTTGACAAGGAAATCCTCCTGTAAGGATATCAATACTTCCTTCGTGAATAGAGAAGTCTGTTTTTGTGATGTCATTGTAACTAATTGAATTTGGAAAATGATGTTTAAGTACCTTTTGACCAAAGGGATTCCATTCGCAATGAAATACATTATCCCATCCCATCCATTCGGCCGCAAGATCAAATCCTCCTATGCCGCTGAAAAGTGATCCATGTGTCATGTTTTGATTAATTTGTGCCATCCTGTAATGGTGTATCGTTCGTATCATCGATACGGCGATAACCCTCTTGCCAAAGAATCTTTGTATATGCTACTGATTTTTTAATGACAGTCTCCTCCGAATCTTTGGCATCCAATAGGTGTCCGAGTTCATGGAGCAAAATTTCCAAATGCTTTTTTCCGCGCAAACGCGGATCCAAATAAATAATCCCATCGCTCTCGGCAATGCCATGAGCTTGCTCTCTTCCTAATTTTTTATAAATTATCTTTATTTTCACTTCTAGTCTTAATTATTTTTTTGAGATAAATAGCCAAATCCAATGCTTCCTCATATGCATGTTGTAACCACTCATCTTCTCTTAAATCAGTGCGATCCATTGTGGTGCCATATTCCGCTCGGCCCTTCTCCTCTCTAAATAATAAATCATCAATGATATCGTATAAAAGTTTACTCATTATTTATCCGTTTTATTATGATGCTTGCCGCATGTTCTACATCTAAAAATTAATTTAACAACTCCGCTTGCTAATGCTCTTCGGTCCTTGATTACCAGGTCATCGCTACCACACTCCGGGCAACTGCCTTTGTGGTGGCCAAATATTACTCCGTAATGTGTTTTGGGTGCGATATGGTTTGATAGTTTCTTATGTACCTTCTCAAGCAATACAACATCCATCTTGCAATACTTAACCATCTTATCCATTGCAACTTGATCCTTTTTTAAAACAATGCTTTTCCATAAATCAAAATCCGTTTTAATCTTGGAGCCAATGCCTAAATATCCGGCAATGTAATTAAGCTTATTGCTATTGAATTTAAACTTTGACCTTGATACTTTTAAAGTGTCAATGGTTTGGTAGGTTGGAAACATATCGATGCCGTAAAACAAACATCTTGTCCTCACCCAAGCAAGATCAAACTTATCACCATTATGACCAACCAACTCATCCGCTTCATTTACAATCTTAATAAAATCTTGAAGCATCTTTTTATCGCTTTGCTTTGCATCCCAGGTGAGCGCGTGAGTATCTTTATCATCTTCCCATTTATAACATATGCAAATAATGGCACGCTCGGTTATAATATTTTGCGGCCCAATGTTTAACTTAAACCCGCTTTGCCAAAAAAAACCAATGTTGGGGCTTGTCTCGATGTCGAAATACAATCTCTTCCTTTTGGTTCTCGTTATCATAATGCGGGTTTAAGTGTAAAACTACTATTTTTTGTGAGATAACTGATAACTAAATTCTCTCGGCTTATCATTCTCATGCTCCGCGTTCCATAACTGTTGGACTGCAAGGAATAATGACCAATCATCCGAGGTGTCATCTTTAGTCACCATCTGCCACCCAGGGCCTTGGATGACTCCATTCTTACCATAGGTCCGAGTCTTGGCATTAAGCCATAAAATAGCCACGCCATCAATATCCGGCATGTTATCGGATTGCTTAACCGAATGATTATATAATTCCTTGTAAGCTGCCAATTGGAGCCAATAACTATTATATATCCCGTTGCTTGTCTTAATGTCTAAAACATATGTTTTGCCATCAATAGTGCAAATGCGATCAAGCGTACCGGCAAACTTTAAATGATTGCTTACAAAGGTTTGCTCAATCATTGCATGTACCGGCTTATGGTTTACGCTGAATTCAACATATCGCTCAAACATATTCCACTCCTCAAGCGAATACTTTGGTCGGTTGTTATCATCTAATAATTTACACTCCATGCCGTGATCGTAATCTTCGGTCAATTGGTGTACGGTAGAGCCACGGCGCCCGGCGTTATCTCTTATCTCATCTGCCTTTGAGCCAACCTCCTTCATCCATTGGATAAGGGCAAATGGCTTTGGATAAGCTTCAAGTAATGTGGTGGCACTTGGGAAATAATTCCCATCTTCATCGTGGTAAAATCTACCATCGACAAATGTTAATTGATTGGTTTTGGTTTTTACTAGCATGTGTATTCTTTTATGGTTTCGGTGATTACTTTGTCTCCATTGTTGGCAATGACTGCGGTAGCAATTTGCTCAATCTCTTCAAGGGTTTCGGCCCCTGTAATAAACTTATTATCGACATATAAGAAATATCTCTCAAAATTGTCGATGATGTTAATCTCTTTGGTAATTTTAATTTTCGGCATGTTTTTAATTTTAAATTATAAAAAGTGCCTTTTTGTACGGAAGGCTAACCGCTAACCAAAACCAACTAAAAAGGTGACTCCTCATCCAAAACCAAATCATTATCATTATGCTTGGCAAAAATCTTTAAAGCAGTTTGCTCAAGGAACTCCATCATTGCAGAATCATCCCATTGCTCTTTGCCTTTTACTTTAATCTTCTCCATTTGTGGTAAGCCATTGGGAGCATCCTTTGTGTAAGCCGGCGCAATCTTTGTATCATCTTGATACATTGTGATGCCGGTAACTGTTTTGCTTACATCGTTTTTGTCCTTCATGGCCCAAGGCATAAATCTTAAAGGTTCCTCAATGTTAATGTTTGGCAAAGCTTTTAAAAAGCTTGATGCATATCGACTTGAATACGGCATTGATACAATATATGTATCGGCGCCATCCTGGAATGTCAATTGCCATTGCTTACCATAGTCATTCTCACGAGTGTTAACATTTGTAATGTTACCCGTTAAGTCTTTGAAGCGTTCCTCAAAAACAAGTTTACCGGTTTTTGTTACTCGCTCGGTTGTGCGATCATTCGCCGTTTTGTGTTGGCGTACTAGGTTCCCATCGGAAACGGAGAGGTAAGTTAAATTTGTACCTCCTAAATTTGATAAAGCCATGATATAAAAATCGTTTGTTTTATAACGACATCACAATACTAATCTTTTTTAATTGAATAAAAAAACTTTTTTATTAAATTTTTTTAAATTACATTTGGAGCATAAACGAAATGCCTCCGCTAATTAACAATAATTAATAATCGTAGTGGGTTATCCTGGATGGGAGCGGGGGTGTTTTTTTATAAGGTTTGACCATTTAAAGCTATTGGATAAAATCGGTAGTGTCCTTAAAAATGGTATCTTAAAACCAATAACATGAAAATTTTATTTATCATTGCATTCCTAATATTGGTCTGCATATTAATCAACCTAGAAGAAAACTATGAAAAAAGAAACACGAGGGCGTAAGCCACTCCCCGAAAAGGAAAAGAAAAAAGCTTTGACCATAATGGTGAAAAGCAAATTTTTAAACGAAGCTAAAAAAGAACTTAAAGAAATTGAGAGAATCTATTCTGCAAAGCAAAGTCATCCGGCACTTTGAGTTAATCGGTTGGTATGTCGTAAAGATAATACAATGCAATAAAAATGGCATGCCCGACCTTATGATCCTCAAAGATGGTAAAACTTTCTTTATTGAATGCAAGGCCGAGAAGGGCCGGCTTTCGGAATTACAAAAGTATAGACATGAACAACTTGAAGAGCAAGGGTTTCGCGTTTATACTATTTACAAAATGGATGAGATTAAATTTATAACCAAATGATTAAAGCAGCCAACTACTACGCAAATCAAGGTTTCTCCGTTATCCCAATAGGTGATAATAAGAGAGCAATTTTCCCTTGGACCGAGTTCCAATCCAAGATAATGGATGCGGCAACAATGAAGGCCCAATTTACTAACACAAGGTCAAACAACATTGCCATCATCGGTGGCGCAGTCTCCGGAGGATTAGAGATAATTGATGTTGATTTAAAGTATGATGTAAGCGGTACATTATGGGAGCGCCTTAAATTGGAACTTGGAGACTTAATGGAGCTTTTATATGTGGTACGCACCAAATCCGGTGGGTATCATTTATATTACAGGTCCGAAGAGATTGAAGGCAATCAAAAACTTGCGATGCGCCATGCAACAAAAGAGGAACTTAAAGAGACACCACACGCAAAAGAGATAGTGTTAATTGAGACACGCGGTGAGGGAGGATATGTGCTTGCACCTCCATCCGAAGGGTACACCAAAGAAAAGGACTTTAAGATAAATGTTATAACATTGGAGCAAAGGGAATCCATCTTATCAATTTGCAGATCATTCAACGAAGTAGTTAAAGAGGTGCGCCAACAAGTTATCACCGATACCGCTAACTTTCAACTTACACCTTGGGATGATTATAATAATAAGTGCGATGTCGTTGCATTACTTGAAAAGCACGGTTGGACTTGGATTGAGCGTAAAGGTGAGAGGGATTACTTAAAGCGCCCAGGCAAAACCGATTCTCATATATCCGCAGATTATCATCAAGGCCTTGGACTGTTTAAAGTATTCTCAACATCAACCGAGTTTGAGACAGGCAAAGGATACAAGCCGTTTGCTATTTACACCATCCTTGAACATGGTTCCAACTTCTCTAATGCTGCCAAGCAATTGTCTCAAGATGGATTTGGGGAACAAAAGAATCGCATCTCATCAAATATAAAAAGAGACTTCCTTAAGAAAAAAGAGGAAGGGCTTGATAATAAAAATATCGCCGCTTACCTTTCCCAAAAGCATAACCTGGATGTAACCAAGACCGAGGACCTAATAAAAGATATTGAGAGCGGTAATGGAGAGAGCATCCTTACATTTTGGAATGTAAATGATAAAGGAATTGTCACCATTGATCGGTCCAAGTTCCTTTCCTTCCTTTCAATGAGTGGCGGGTTTTACATTTATTATTATGACAATAAGCTTAATTATAAATTGGTCCGCGTTGAAGATGGCTTTGTCTCGGAGACTAACATGGAGCAAATTAAAAAGTTTCTTAACTCATATATTGACTCTTTGCCATCGAACTTTGATGGCACCAACCCATCTAAGCTCCGCGAGATAATATATAAGGGAGCCGATGCATATTTTAACAAAGGGTTGTTTGAGTTTATGCAGAACATAAAGCTTAATTTTTTAAAGCATACCAAGACCGCCGCGTTTTATCCTTTTAAAAATGGTGTGGTCCGCATCACTAAAAATAAAAAGGAACTAATTAAGTACGGTGATTTGGGCGTACATGTTTGGAAGGATCAAGTAATTGATTTTAATATTGACATTGAACAAGACATCGACTTTGAATATGTTCAATACACTAAATTTATTGATAAGGTTTGCAATGGAGACACCGAGCGCATCGCTTATGCCATTAGTTTAATTGGTTACTTACTCCATACTTACAAGGATCCGACTAAATCATTTGCGGTGATCCTTGCAGAAGAGACCGAAGATGAGGCCCAAGGCGGTGGCGCCGGCAAAGGGATTTTCTTTAAGGCCATCGGTAAATTAATTAACCTGGTGTCAATTGATGGTAAGAACTTTAAGCTTGATAAGTCATTTGCATTCCAACGCGTTGAGTTATCTACTCAATTAATTATCATTGAGGATTGCCGTAAAAATTTAGACTTTGAGGGTTTTTATTCCAAGATTACCGAAGGGGTTACAGTTGAAAAGAAAAATAAAGATGAGCTTTACATTGATTACAATAATGCTCCCAAGTTTGGATTTACTACTAATTACACAATCAATTATAGTGGTGGCCATGGCAAGCGAAGAGTAAAAGTGATTGAGTTTGGTTCGTTCTTTAACCATAAGAACTCACCACTTGATTTCTTTGGCAATACTTTGTTTAATGATTGGGATCAAGATGAATGGAATCGCTTCTATAATTTTATGATTGAATCAGTTCAAATATATCTTGAGAGCGGTATTCCTGTTATTGAGAATAGCGACTCAATCAATCGTAAGAATGTAAAACTTAATTTTGGTGAGGACTTTTTGGCTTATTATGATGATATTGTCCGTGACAAATGGTTTGAGTTTGGCTCGGAATACATATCATTTTGTAATATTAATGACTTTGATAAAAAGGATTACTCACAAATAAGGTTTAAAAAAGGACTTCATATGTCCTCGGATATCTTTGGAATCAAATTGGAAACCCGCCGAAATAGGCAAAATAATAACAAACATGAGTTTAAAATCTTATCTTGATCCGGTAAAAGCATTTGACAAATGGATAATTGCTAATCCAAAAGGTGGTATATTTGTGTGGAAAGGCATCAAATTGGAGGTAAAACCTAAAAATGTACTCGGTTGTACTTGATTTGTACTCGATTTGAGCTATGTTTTAATACACATAACTAATTGATAATTAACTAATTAAAAAAAATGTACTCGATGTACTCGCTTTTATTAAATATTTCCTTGACCTCTTCTTTTTTTTTATTTTTTATTATAATAGTCCAATTTATTATAGGTAAATCGAGTACACGAGTACAAAACACTTACAACTAATTAATAGTCAATATGTTAAGCAAAAAAAAACCGAGTACATGTAATGAAATCATTGAATATGTATATTTGAATCCACAAATTGACCAATTGATTAAATCAGTACGGCCTAGCGATTTACAAGATGACTTGAGACAGGAACTAGCTTTGGCATTGTTAAGCATCCATTGCGATAAGATAACCGAAATTTGGGCCTCTAATGGCTTAATAGGATTCTCAATAAAGATTATTACTAATATGGCATTCAGCTCAACATCCCAATTCTATAAAAAGTTTCGTAAGAATGATTACGATAAAGCAATTAACTATTTAAAGTCTCAACTTAAATTACCCGAATTAAATCCTAAATTTGCAAAGGTTGCTAATGCTCGCCTGGTAGCAAAGTTTGCCGAAGATGAGATGCAAGCACATGAAGCGATACTCTTTAACAAATATGTTGAAGTAAGATCATGCAAAAAAGTAGCGGACCATTATAACATACCGGAGAAACATGTAAAGGATATTATTAGGAAAACAAAACTTGAGTTAAAAAATCTATGTTTAAATAAAATATTTTAATATGAAAACAGCAATGCAAGAATTAATTGAATGGGCAAATAATAGAGTAATTATGCGTTCAATGATAAGTCCAAATGAACTTTTAGAACAATTAAAAAATGGACTTGAAAAAGAAAAAGAGCAGATAATGAAGGCTTTTTTAGATGGCAAAGTAAATGACAATAAAGATTGGGCACATGAATACTACAACCAAAAGTATAACCAAAAGCAAAACATCATTGACATTATGAAAGCAGATGAAGATAATGATTTATACAACCAAATTAATTAATATGATTACAGTACTTGCAGCGTTTTTATTTGCTTATTATTTTGTTAATGTGGCCAAAATACCTTACATTATAAAAAAGATATGGGGCATTCCATTTGAGAAAAGAATGAAGCCATTTGATTGTGCGACATGCTTAAGTGTGTGGTGTGCGGTGATACTATTTTTTTTACCAATCTATGTTAGTACCTTTATTGCAATAATATTTGGAGCCGGGTTTTTAGGACAAAAAATAAAGTAATATGTTACCAATAAAGATTCCTATAATTTGTCACGATGATGTATCCAAGCAGATGAAGGACATGGGCATTGAAACGGACTTTGCAGAATTGAAGCGGACATACTTTGTAATATTTTATATTGATTACATGGCGCAGTTGTTTAAGAATGGTATTGAATACACGGAGGTTGTTGTTGATAATAACAGTTATGTAAGTGATATGAAGATTGATGATATACTTAATTTAATAAAGCAATAATGAACGATAAGATTATCCAGGTGCTAGGAGTTACACAAAAGCAAAGCGGATGCGGATGGCACCGAGTATTGTTGCCGTTGGCATTTATGCCGGACTCATATAACCATATTTGCAATACACCAACGGAAGAGATATTGAACGAAAGGAACTTTGAGATTTTATTGTATAATCGATTCTCTCAATTTGACAATGATTGGCATGAGACAAAGAAACATTTTAAAGTAGTGATTGATCTCGATGATGATTGGGAGTTGCCGTATAGTCATCCTTTACACCAATTCTATGAGCCACAAAAGAAAAGGGTAATAAACAATATCTTTAATGCGGATATGGTTACATGCACCAATGAGCGCATTGCGGAGAAGGTAAGTAAGTATAATAAGAATGTAAAGATATTCCCAAACTGCATTCCATTGGGTGAGCAACAATATACCGACTTGAGACATGAGTCGGATAAGGTGCGCATCTTTTGGGCCGGAGGATCAACGCATATGAATGACATTGCAATACTTAAAAACCCGATAAAGAGATTTAATGCATTGCCAGGAATAGAGATGGTATTGGGAGGTTACACCGATACCGATCCGGTGAGTAAAGAGTATTGGGATAAAGTGCATAGCATGTTTACTAATGGGGGAAAGTTAGCTAATAGAAAACTTAACGGAACATTGCCAAATAACTACATGACTCACTTTGAGCATGCCGACATTATGGTGATACCATTGGAGGACTCGCAATGGCATGCGTGCAAATCTAATCTTAAAATCCTCGAAGCTGCGAGTAAAAGGATTGCATGTGTTGTGAGTGATGTTGAGCCATATAACAAGGATAAGGATGCACCGGTGTTATGGGTAAAGAATCAAAGTGATTGGTTTAAGCATATATCTTATTTAGTAAACAACCCCACCGAAAGGGTTAAAATGGGAAACGATTTATATGAGTGGGCAAAAGAAAAATACAACTATCAAAAAATTGGTGCCGAGCGTAGAGAAGCATTTGGAAATCTTATTGAGGCATAAGCACCATTATGATCTATTTATCCGGAGTGGAGAGATAGTAAACTTTCACGCAGATGTACAGGATGAGTTATTGAGCGTGATTAAATTAAAGATACCACACTACGATTATAATCGTAGGTGTGATGCATGCGTATGTGAATTTTTAGTGTTAACATATAAACAATTTAAAGATGAGTTACATTGATGGAACGGCCAAAATTGGTCCTAATGTTATTATAGGCGAGAACTGTTATATTGGTCCTTATTGCATTATCGGTTACACGGCCGAGCATAAAGAGTTTTGGAATCGGGAGCCTGGGAGTGTCTCCATTGGTGACAATGTAGTATTAACCGGACATGTTACCATTGATGCAAGCACAGGTGATCAACCAACAATTATTGGTAATGATGTTTGGATGTTAAAGCATAGCCATGTAGGTCATGACTGCGAGATAGGTGATAAGGTCACAATCTCATGTGGTGTAAAGGTTGGAGGACATACCATTGTGAGGTATAAATGTAATCTTGGACTTAATGCGGTGATTCATCAAAAGCAAGACATTGCCATCGGATGCATGATTGGGATGGGTGCGGTGGTAACAAAGAAACTAATCACGGAAGCTTTTAAAAAGTATGCGGGTAATCCGGCAAAAGAGATAGGGGATAATGCTATTTATAAATAGAAGTATATTTCTAATTTAGGCGTATTGCATGAAATATTTAGTAAAATTCATGCAAATTGGAAATATATATCCTAAATGATGGGATAATTTTGACAAAGTATGTAACAAAGTGATGCCAAATTCGGTAGTATTGTTACCGATTTATATGGAAATGTAAACTACAACTATCATAAAATGTAAAATATGCAAGTTTTGATAGTGTTCACTTATTTTGGTTGTTCATGTTCCGTGAACGGAGATAAATAATGAACTGTCCGATTTTTTAGGATAGTTGTATTATAAAATCCTGTTGTACTTAAATTATAAAAATCTGCTTTAAAGTAACATATAGGTATTCTTATTTTACTTTAAAGGATAAAGTAAATTAGTCAAGCTAAATATTTACAAATAAAAAGCTATTGCTTTACTTTTTTCCTTATATTTGCTAAAAAGTAAAGTTATGATATATTTTATAAAGCATACCGATTATGTAAAAATTGGCTATACCGATAGAATTAAATTAAGATTAAGCACATTACAAGTAAGTTGCCCTGTTAAATTAGAAGTGCTTGGATTGATTGAAGGCAATAGAGAAGATGAAAGGAATTATCACAAAATGTTTAAACCTGCTAGTAGTAATGGGGAATGGTTTGAATACAATACCGAATTACAAATATTTGTTGAAAGTTTAAGCGATGATTTATTATGGAAATATGGATTTGGCAAAGATGCCTTTACTCCAATAGGTCTTATTAAACAATGCAGATTAAAGAAAAAAATGAGTATGGAAGAACTAGGCGAAACAATAGGTATTACAAAACAAGGTGTTTTGGATATGGAACGCAGAGATGCTCAAGGCAATATAACCATTGGTGCTATTCACAAAGCATTATTAGCGATGGGGTATAAATATCAAAATAGGGCAAAGTAAGAAACATATTTCCAATTCACTTTAAAAAAGCTATTAAAGCACAAATATTTAATCAAATTAGAAATATAATTCCAATTATAAATATTTTAAATTTAGTACTTATACTTAACATTAATTAATTATATTAAATCAATTTTACATTATTAAACCAAAACAAATAACCTATGAAACACCCAATAGAATTTAATCAAAGAATTGAATTTAATTGCAAAGAATGTAATCAAGTAACAATGGTAAGTGTATTTCCAACATTAATAGATTTAGAAGATAATGAAAATATGAGGGAATATTGCGAATTTTTAAACGAAGGATATATACCACAAATTGTTCCAAATGATAATCCTATCAAATGGTGCAAATGTAAAAAAGATAACCAAAACAAATAACCTATGAACAAAGAATTTATCCCTTATGACGAGGCATTAGAACTTAAAGAATTAGGTTTTGATGATTATAATATCGCTTGGTATGCTATTGTTGATGAAAAACCAAAGATAGTATTTCTAAATTATGGAAGTCATTTATGTGCACCACTATATCAACAAGCATTTAGATTTTTTAGAGAGAAGTATAATTTATTTTCTGTTATAGATGTAGACCAAACAATGGAACCTCTGTTTTGCTATTCTTTATCAAAATACAAAGGTGATTTTCAATGGGATAATATTTTACCAACTTATTCGGAACTATACTATACCTACGAAGAAGCAGAACTTGCTTGTCTTAAAAAATTAATTGAAATAGTTAAAAATAAATAACCTATGAAAACAGCAATGCAAGAATTAATGGACAAAGTTCAGAGTATAAATGAACGATATAAATTGAAAGAAGACGCTAATTGGCTTATGAATGAAATAATTGATTTAATAGAAAATTCATTTGAAAAAGAAAAAGAACAATTAGAAGAATTAAGAGATAAGATAGAAGCATTAGAATATGAATTAAAGGAAGAACGTAATTTTTAACCAAAACAAATAACCTATGACACCACAACAAAAAGCACAAGAGATTTATAATAAATTAGTCGTTCATATTCAGCGTTATGATGAGTATGTTGATGATAGAAGTAAATTTAATACTATTCAATGTGCATTAATAGCAGTAGATGAGATATTAGCTGATAGAATGCCATTTGAGCATTCAAGTGTTGAATATTGGCAAGAAGTAAAAAAAGAAATAGAAAAACTATAACCTATGAAAACATATGTAGATAGGGAAGTTTTATTGCAGGTAAAAAGAATATATAGCCAAGATGAAATAGTTACTGATTTACATAGACAACTAAAAGAATATGGGGTTAAGGTAGGTGCTTTAGAAAGTCAAATAGCAGAATTAGAAGATGAAAATAAAGTACTTCGTCTTAATAGGCAAGATGAATATGTAAAAAACTTAAAAGGAACTATACAACAATTACTTAAAGCTAAACATAAATATAAAAAAGATGCTAGTAAATTTATGTATAAAAATGCAGAATTAGTATTTAAGTCAAACAAACAATAACTTTACTATTTTACTTTACTCAATGGAGTGAGTAATTTTACTCAATGATCCGTAAATGATTGATAATCGGCTCAAGCTTGATTGATAAATGCACATCATAAAGTGCATTATATGACACATAATGCCACCATTAGTGTCATTAATGACCACTTATGATGGAAACTTCGGACATGGTTGCGTATATTTGCGGATAACTGCGGATAAAAATAATAAAATGTTGTTGTATGAAAATACTAATATGTGGCTTAACTTATGGCAATAGGCCAAAGGATATCATTGAATCCAATTTAAAGCGTGCGGGATGCGATTATAAGTACCTTGAGGTAAATAGAGAAGGTATTGCCAACGCGCTAAATGATGGCCTAGATATCGCTATAATTGATAACTACGACTATATTGGCTACCTTGCCAATGATATCATTGAGCCGGACAATTGGTTGGCAAAGAAACTTGAAGCCATCCAAACTTACCCATTTGCCGGAATAGTGGCCTCAAGCCTGGGAGAAGTAAAGAAAGGAATTAGGAGTGAGCATATCATATCCAATTGGTTGGTTGACATAAAGCTTGTTAATGCAATTGGTTACTTTAATGAGTCGATGTTCCCTTATGGCCCAATTGATTTGGATTACTGCGAGCGATCCCACATAGCGAATTTTAATACTTACTATGTGATGGACTGCATGGCCGAGCATTTAGGAACTCACGCAACAGGGGATGAGTACGGATGGGATAAGGCCGAGATAATTAATAAGAATTGGGCCGCGCATGAGCATGACATAAACTCATATAGGAACGGAACTAAAAACATAAAACATGGTAAGAGAACACACAACAAGAAAGTTTAAAGATATCGATAAAGATGAAATGCTTAATTTGGCTTATGCATATTGTGATGATTGTATGGGCGGTAAAAAAGAGGTGGCAACCGGTAGCGGTAAGATAGTTGAGATAAGAGACCGTTATGTACCAACAATAGATTATTTCCTAGATCATTGGTTGCGCAGACACAATAAAGAGTTTTACCATAGGATGCAACTTTGGACCATTAGACAGGACCCGACACATCCTTATTATGAATTGGTTACGCATATCGTTGCGATGTTTAAATCATTGGCAGTTGATATAGTAGCTAATGAAGGCAAGGCGATATTTTATGCAAAGAATGCTCTTGGCATGACTGATAAGGCAATGACTGAAAATACAAACATCGACACCATTACAATCAAATATGAATCTTGAGATTAAACTCCCAAAGCCACATCTCAAACAATTAGAGGTCATCCAATCGGATGCCAGGTTTAAAGTAATGATGGCCGGTCGAAGGTTTGGTAAGTCGGTTATCTCTCAAACCATAGCAATTGAGTCAGCGTTAAAGCGACAACATGTTGCATATATCACTCCGACTTATCAGTTGGGTAAGATGTTTTTTAAAGAGATATGCAAGATATTACCGGACAAAGTTTATAAAAAGAATGAGACCGACCTATTGATGGATTTTATTACGGGAGGATCAATAAGGTTTTTTACGGGTGAAAGGCTTGATGCCATGAGAGGAACAAAGTATCATCTGGTTATCATTGATGAGGCATCATATATCGCCAATCTTGAGGAAGGATGGAATAATAGCATAAGGCCAACGCTAACTGATTTTAAGGGTAAGGCAATATTTTTAAGCACACCAAGAGGCAAAAATTACTTTTATAGTTTATTTATGAGGGGCGGTGAGCCGGATTGGCAAAGCTTTAAATTTACTACTTATGATAATCCTTTCATGGATGCATCCGAGATTGACTCGGCAAAGGCGCAGCTTCCGGCGGTTGTATTCAAACAAGAGTACATGGCCGATCCGATGGAGAATGCAGCCAATCCATTTGGCTCCGAGTTTATTTATGCATGTACTAAAACCTCAACCGGTGTGGCTGCTTATTACGGAATTGACCTTGCTAAATCGGTGGATTGGACTGTTATCATCGGGATGGATAAGCTAGGCAATGTCGTTCACTTTGATCGGTTTCAAAAAGATTGGATGCAGACAAAAGAGACAATCTTAAGATTGCCATCTAATATCCCAATAGTAATTGATAGTACAGGTGTGGGCGATGCCATTGTTGAGGACCTACAAAAAAAGTTTAGCCAAATGCATGGCTTTAAGTTTACAAGTGTAAGCAAGCAACAATTATTGGAGGGGTTAAGCAATGCCATCCAAACCAAATCAATATCATATCCCGATGGCTTTATTAAGCATGAGCTTGAAGTGTTTGAGTACAAATTTACTCCAACCGGTGTGAGGTATTCAGCGCCTCAAGGGTTCCATGATGATTGTGTGATTGCCCTGGCACTTGCAAATAAATGCCGTAATGACTACAAATTGGTTGGTAAGTACCATGTAATATAAAAAGTATATTTATAATAGAATGAAACTAACAATAGACAAATTCCAAAAGCTTCACTCCATTGCTACAATGGAGATGGATGAAATAGACAAAGCTAGCAACTTGGTCCAAATCTTATTAGGCAAGTCGGTTGATTATGTTGAGAGTATGCCACTTAAAAAGTTTGGCAAGATATGTGAGGATTTAAAGGTAACATTTGATTTGAAGGTTGAGGATGAGATGAATAGACCGCCAAGGCAATTGATTGCATGTGGCACAAAAGTGTATCATTTAAACTTTGACATAAAGAATCCTTTTAATACAGGAAGATATATCGAGGTTTTGACATTTAGCAAGGATGATCCTATTATGAACATGCATAATATCCTGGCGAGCATTTGTACTCCGATGCATTGGAGTTGGTTGAAGATGAGATATGTAAAGGATGACTTTGATGTATTGAAGCATGAGGAGTATGCGGATGATATGAAAAAGGCCGATTATAGACATGGTTACCATGCAATGGTTTTTTTTTATCTATTATCGCAACATTCAACAATCAATACAATGGATTATTTGGTAGCGCAGATGAATTTGAGGAAGGCGAACAAAAAGCGACTCCAACAATTGAGGAAGATTTCTCAAGTCGTTTCGGATGGATATACAACGCAAAAGAGGTAAGTGAGTTTGAAGGCATTCCACTTGATGCGGTTTATGATTTGCCGGTGATTCAGTTCTTAAACGATTTGTCGTATTTAAAAAGTAAAAAGCAACTAGATGAGTATCAATATAAGGAAAGCACAAAATGAGGCACTCGCTAGTGGTTTTGATTTTGGAGGGGATAATATAACGGAGTTTACGGTTGTCAATAGTGTACTTGAACAATATGCGGAGGAGTTCCTAAAAAATATTAGCTACTTTGCTAATAATAAAAAGGTAGTGAGTTCGGGGGATTTGATTAATAGTATGGTTCCCGAAATCATTGAAGGAAACGGATCAATAGTGTTTAGGTTGAAGATGATTGATTATTATGATTTCCCAAATGAAGGGGTTAAGGGTGTTAAGTCAACAACCAATGCGCCGAAGTCACCATATAGGTATAGAAATTACGGAGTGCCACAATCAATGAAGGACTCTTTAAAAAAGTACATACAAAGTGGTAAAGCAAAGATTACGAGCGTAATGAATGACAAAGCGCTAGGAAAGGGAGGGGAAAGGAAAGGATTGAGGTTTTCCGGCAAAAAGACATTGATTGACACCCAGGTTGCAACACTTGGATATTTAATTAAGAGATTCGGTATTAAGTCAACCAATTATTTCACGGATGCTTTCAATAAGACATTTGAGGATTTTGAGGTTAAGATGTTTGAAGCGGTTGAGAGTGGTATTATTATAACATTTGAAAATATAAAGTTAAGAGATGGCAATAAGTAATTTAGGATATCCAAGTGGATCACCAAGCGTGCAAGATACATTGTGGCATGTGTTCAATAGTAGCGCAAGCGGACAAACTGATTTTAAGTATGTGATGGATATCCTTGTCGAAGGTGTACAACAAGTAAGGGTTAAATTATATCCGGAGCCATCCAATGGCCGAGGATATTTTGATGCGGGGCCAATTGTCCGCAATACGATGACATACGAATGGTTAACACCGAGCGATGATGTTTTGATGTGCGAGCCTAATGTAAGCGGACAAATAGCACAAAGCTATGTTTATCAAATTGGAGAGGATTACTCCGGTGTAACAACTTTAAACCTTGCAAGTGGAACGGTTACCGCTTACAATTGGACCGCGCCATTATTTAAAAGAAAGGTGAACGATATCTCAATTTACAATGGCAAAGCATTTACCAATAGACCAAACAAAATAACTGCATCACTTACTGATAATATTTATATGGGATGTAAAGATGTCAGCGGTATAACTGTATCGACATTTGATGGCACCAATACATTAATAGCAACAACGGCATTCAGCTTTGGATCATCAAAGGCATTTGGTCAATTAAACATTGGCGCACCGGCTTTAAATAATCCAACGACTATTATAACAAGTGCTTGCAAATATTACACGGTTACAATTGGAACGAGCATAATTACCGTTACGATGGATTGTAATCCAAAGTACACGAGCTACAACTTGCACTTTATGAATCACCTGGGGATGTTTGACACGGCAAAGTTTGGGTTGGCTTCAAGACTTACAATGGATGTATCAAGGAAAGGATTTGAAAAGCGTGATTATTCATTAGGCGCAAGCTCGGTGAGTTACTATGATGCCAATAACAAATATGTAAGCAGTAAGATTAATTACTTGAATAAAAGTGATCATTCATATAAGCTTACAATGGATGCGCCATCGGATGAGGACTATAATTGGCTTAATGAGTTGATTGATAGCCCACAAATATACTTTGAGCAAGATGGTTATTTTTATCCGGTAAGCTTAAAAAATAGTAATTATGAGTATAGCAAATATGTAAACAATAGATTAAGAGTATTTGAGGTTGACATTAATTTGGATCAAACAAGATATTCACAATTAAGATAATATGACTAAAATTTTTATAGAAGGATATGAGCTTGATTTATCTCAAGGCTTATCAAATCAAATAACTTATGCAATCGATGACCTTCAAAACTTGGACTCAAAAAGCACTTCGTTTACAAAAACAATTGTTTTACCTGGCACCGCGAATAATAATGAGTTGTTTGGTAATATCTTTGATTTTAATAATTCTAATTTTAGCAATGATCTCGGAGATAATGTGCTTTATAATTTCAATGCCGCTCGAAATGCGGAAGCGAGAATCGAAGTAAACGGATTGCAGATAATGAAGGGTGTTTTAAGATTACTTGAGATAGTTAAGGATGGCGATGCAATAGAATACGAATGCTCAATCTTTGGTGAGCTTGGTGGCTTTGTTAATAAGCTAGGCAACTTGAGACTTGAGGACCTTAATTTTAGCGCTTACAATCACACATATAATGTTACTAATATCTCAAATAGTTGGGATACATTGGGAGCAAGTGGGTATTGTTATCCATTGATTGATTATGGCAATGTTAGTACTGATAAAGTTAATTTCCAATTTAGCGCATTAAGGCCGGCATTATTTGTGCGTGAATATTTAGATAAGATTATTACCAATGCCGGATATACTTACTCAAGTGCGTTTTTTAATACTACATTTTTTAAACAATTAGTAATACCACATAATCAAAAAGCTTTATCAAGTTCAAATAGTGCGCAGTTAAAAGCTTACCCATTAGATCAAACATATAGCGGAACGGCGGTTGAGTTATATTTGCAATTTGGAACGATAACACTTGGTAACTTTACTTTAACTGATTCCGATACAAAATTCACATATACAGGAAGTACAAAGATTGTAAACATTGATTTTAATGTTAATGCGGAGTGGGCCATTGGTCAAAACGCAACTATGTACTTAAAGAAAAATGGTACATCAATTGCATCATATAATATGGGTGCGGGATTTAGTGGCAATTTTTTTCAAGTAAACTTTAATCTTACAAATTATACAATTAATGTAAATGATTATTTTCAAGTACATATTACATGGTCATTAGGTAGTCAACCTTATGAATTCAATAGCTTAACATCTTCGGGTTTTAATTTTAATACAACTACTCCGGAGATTGTTCCGGTTACTTATAATGAGACTATAACAATAAACGACACAATCCCAAAGGGTATATTTCAAAAGGACTTTTTTACGAGCATATTAAAGATGTTTAATTTACTTGTAACGGAGGATAAGTTTATTCCTTACCGATTAAATATTGAGCCTTATGTTGACTTTTGGAGTGGTGATGTAATTGATTGGAGTAACAAATTAGACAGGAGCCAACCGATTAAGATTAAGCCAATGAGCGAAATAAATGCTAGGTATTACAATTTAAAATATAGACAAGACAGTGATTTTTATAATGAGGATTATCGTAAAAAATATAATGAGGGATATGGTGATAGGATTTTTGATAATGGTTTGGAATTTGCAAAAGATAGTCAATCGGTTGAAGTAATCTTTGCAAGCTCGGTGCTTTATGGCGCTACGGGAACTGATAAGGTTTATCCGGCTATTTATAAAAAGTCAAACGAGAATACAAAAGAGGATAGCATGGATCACATAATAAGAATCATGCAAGTAAAAAAGCTTACCGGCTTAACATCCTGGAACATATTAAATGGAGCAACTGTATTGGCAAGCAAGACATCTTATCTTTATGGAGGACATTTAGATGATCCGGATGCTCCAAGTAGTGACATAGGCTTTGGCGCACCTCAACAATTGTACTTTGAGTTGGCAAGTGGTAATTTATCAAATAACTTGTTTAATACATATTACTCACCTTATTTAGCCGAGATAACAAACAAAGATAGTAGGCTATTAAGTGGCATGTTTAATTTAACATCCATCGACATGTATAACCTTGACTTCGCAAAATTTATATTTATAGATGGCGGGTTGTATAGAATCAGTAAAATCATAGATTACTCACCGGAGACAAACGACTTAACAAAAGTTGAGCTTTTGAGGGTAATCAACAAAACATATTAAGATGGCAAAAAAAGTGGTGGCGGCCGAGATTGAGATTAAAACGGCCAACTCGATATCGGATTTAAAAGCATTAAAAAAGCAATTAAAAGATACGGCGGCGGGTTCCGAGGAATTTAAAAAGCTTTACAATCAAATCGATGATCTTGAGGATAAGATTAAATCATCAAAGAATGCCTCAAGCGATTGGATTGATTCATTAGAGAGTGCGGGTGGCCCATTGGGGATGGTTGGGGCTGCATTGAATAAAGCAAAGGTTGCAACTCAATCATTTGGCGGGGCATTAAAAGCCACCGGTATTGGGTTATTTGTTGCGGCTATTGGTGGACTTGTTGCGGCATTTAGCCAAACCGAAGGATCAATGAAAAGATTTCAACCTTTATTGATTGGACTTCAAAAGATTTTCGGTGGCATATTGGCAGCGGTTGAGCCATTGATTAACTCATTTGTTCAGCTTGCAACAAGTGCTTTGCCATTTGTGACCAAAGCAATTGGAACGGCTTACTCGGCAATCACATCATTCTTACAAGGACTTGGGATGGTTGGATCAGCGGTTAAAAAGTTTATAAGCGGAGATTTTAGCGGAGCCTGGGATGATGCCAAAAAATCAGTAACCGAGTTTGGTAAAAGATATGATTCAGCAAATGCAAGATTTATAAGTGGAACAAAAGAGGTAACGGCTATTGAGCAAGCCGAACTTGATAAAAGAAAAGCAGCTCGTGAAAAGGCAGCGGCCGAAGAGAAAGCAAGACTTGAAAAAGCCGCAGCAGATGCAAAAGCTTATCAAGATTTTGAGGTGCAAAGACAAATCGATGCTAATAAATATGAAGAGGAGCAAGCTGCAAAAAAGGAAGAGGCAAGATTAAAAGAGGAGGAAAGGAATGCCGCAAGCATGAAAGCTAATGCAGATTTTGAGGTGCAACTTGCGAAAGATTTAATGAAGGTTGATGAGGACAATGCAGAGAAAAAGAAAAAACTCATTGAGGAAGAGACTAAAACAAGAGTTGACTCGGCTATGGCTATCGCAAATGCAACATCTGCATTGGGTGCAATAGTTGGTGAGCAAACAGTGGCGGGTAAAGCATTAGGAATCGCATCGGCTTTAATCAATACATATGTCGGGGCATCGGAAGTAATAAGAGCAAAATCAGTTATACCGGAGCCATTTGGTACAATCCAAAAGATTGCGAGTGTTGCGGCTATTATTGCAACAGGATTAAAAACAGTTAGGACAATAACCGCGGTCCAAGTGCCAGGAGGCGGCGGAGGTAGTATGCCATCAATCCCATCTATGTCCGCACCATTGATGCCTCAAGTATCAACAACAACATTAAACCAAGCCCAGGTTAATCAAATTGGCAATGTTGCGGCGCGTGCATTTGTTGTTGAATCGGATGTGACCGGTAACCAAGAGAGAATCCAAAGACTTAATCGAGCGGCCCGAATTAACTAAAAGTACAATGTTCTAATTTTTTATATTTATTTATATGACTTTACCTATATATGAGCTTAAAATACAAGAGGATTTGGAGGATGATGCCGAGGTATCATTCATAGCACTTGTTGATAAGCCGGCAATTCAAAAGGACTTTGTGGCATTTGCGGAAGAGATAATGAATCCAAAACGCATTGCTTTTGCTATTCAAAACGAAGATAAGCACATTATTAGTGGCCCATTGATGCTTGCAGATGCATTAATATATCGTAACAATTCAAAGTTTGGCGAACACTATGTGAAATTTTCAGCGGAGACAATAAAAGAGATTGCCATCAAATTTGCTAAAAAAGGTTACCAACAAAATGTCAATCTAATGCATGACTCAAATATGAGACTTGATGGATTGGTAATGTTTGAAAGCTTTATCGTAGATAAGTCAAGAGGCATTTTACCTATGGCGGGATTTGAGGATGCAAAGGATGGCTCATGGTTTGGTTCGTTCTATGTTGAGAATCCTACCGCATGGCAGTTGATTAAGGAAGATAAGGTAAAAGGATTCTCGGTTGAGGGTTTCTTTGACTATGTTTTACCAATTGATCGTGAAAAAAGCTATGCCGAGCAAAAACTTGCCGAGCTAGCAGATTTATTAAAAGTACCTAATTCATTAAAATAATATATATAAGAGTATGGAAAACGCACAAAGTATTTTAAACAAGGTCTCAATGTTCTTTGCAGAATTAGTTGGAGACCAAATGCCACCTGTAAGTGGTGAGCCAAAAGCAACGGAAAGTAAAATGATGGAGGCCAAATTAAAAGATGGTACTATCGTTGAAGTTACCGAGTTGATGGTTGGTGGAATAGTAACCATTGAAGGTGTTGCCGCTCCTGTTGGAGAGCATATGCTTGAAGATGGTACAACAATTGTCCTTGGTGACAATGGCGTAATCATGGAAATCAAGCCGGCAATGGAGGAAGAGGTTGCACCCGCAATCCCCGAAGAGCCAATCGGCCAAGAGGACATGAGCGCTAAATTTGCTGCATTCGAGAGTGCAACAAATGAAAAGTTTGCAGCTTATGAAGATAAGTTCGCAGCATATGAAGTTAAATTAACTCAAGCTAATAAAGTAATCGAAGGATTAATGCAAATTAGTAAGATGTTAGTTGAAGCTCCTCAATCTCAAGCTGACTCAAGTGTAAAAAATAGCAACGCTTTCAGCGAAGTTAAAAAAGATGCAAGAGCGGAGTTTGAAAATTTCTCAAAATCAATTTGTTCTTAAAAATTAAAATTATAAAAAAATGGCATTATCATTCAGCGGCATAAGTGCATATACTAAACAAGAGATTGCACCTTTATTAACCGAGGCTGTATTCGCAGCAAAAACGCAATCTTTAATCAAGAGCGGTGGTATCTTATTACCTAAAACAAAATCAAGCGTAGCGGTTCCTAAATTAGCTACAAATGCAAACTTTCAAGTTGATGCTTGTGGTTGGAATGCTTCTGGCACTACAACTTTAAGCCAAGCAACTGTAACAGTTGGTAAGGTAAAGCTTGAAGAGACAATTTGTCCAAAAGATTTTGAAGCTTACTTTTCTCAAGAGGCTTTGAAAGCGGGATCAACTTACGAAGATTTCGGATGGGCTGAATTTCAAACAAAGTTCACCGAGCAAAAAAACAAGATGATTGCAAAGCAATTAGAAGTTGGTTTGTGGCAAGGTGATACTGATTCAACTAGCGAAAACTTAAAGCGTTTTGATGGTTTAATCAAAATCATTGATGCGGGTTCTCCTGTTAATGCGAATGTAAGTGGTTATGTAAGTGGCGGTCCAATCTCTGCTTTAAGTGCAACAAACATCGTTTCAGTATTAAACGGAGTTTATAAAGCAATCCCTGTTGAGATTATCGATGCAGATGATTTAAAAGTATTCGTTGGTAATGATACTTACCGTTTAGCGGTATTGGCTTACCAAGCATTAAATCTTTACAACTACAAAGTTGATGGTGATGCTTCTCAAACTTTCATTATCCCAGGTACTAATGTTGAATTAGTTGCGGTTAATGGTTTGAACGGAACAGGCGACATCTACGCTACAACTTTATCAAATATCGCAATGGCGTTTGATTTAGAAGCAGAACAAGAAAACTACAAAATTTGGTATTCCGAAGATAATAACGAGGTTCGTTATAGAGTAGCTTTCAAATTAGGTATTGGCGTGGCTTACACAACAATGTGTGTAAAGTTCAAAGCAACTATCTAATTAAATTATAATCAAGAAAAGGCGGTGAAATAGCCGCCTTTTTTTTAAACTTTTTTATCATGGCATGTGCAATAACAAGCGGGTACACGATTGATTGTCGCGAAAATATCGGCGGTTTATCTGCGGTATATTTAGCAGAGTTCGGCAACATTTCGGGTGTAACGGAAGTGAGCGGTTTAGTTACCGGCATCACAAAAGTAGCGGGCAAAAGATTTTACAAGTTTGAGGTTCCAAGAGCAACCGCAAACACATCATCTAATGCAACTGCATCGGAAGAGAATGGTTCAGTATTTTATACTCATCAAGTAGTATTCCCATTAAATAAGAGAGACTCAACAACTGCGAACATAGTTCGTACACTTGCTAAAAATAAGTTAATGGTTGTTACATTGGATATGGATGGCAATTATCGTATGTACGGTAAGGGTAAAGGTTTATATCTTGCAACAACTGAAAGCGGAAGTGGTACGGCTGCGGGTGATCGTAATGGTTACAATATCACATTAAGTGGAATAGAGGTTGATGATTTTTTACAAGTTAGCGCAACAGTAGGAGCGGCGCTTGAGACTGCGGGATAATTTTATTTAAAGCAGTATTTTATTTATGCCCTACCTACCTGTGAGTAGGTAGGGCTTTTTAAATTTAACAAGATGTTGCACATATATAAAGGGCAAAATAATTACATAATATTTACGGCCGATGAGTTAACAACCATCGCAACGCCTAAATATTTATTTATTTTTACAAGTGCTACGGATAAAATAGTTAAATTTGTTGGTACAAACATTGTTGATTATAATAGATACCAAAAAATGCTTATCTTGGATAAGGTTTTTAAGAATTACGAAGCCGGTACCTGGCGATATATTATAAGACAACAAGCAAGCTCAACAAATCTTGATCTATTATTGAGCGGTGCAATTGTTGAGGAGGGCTTTATGTATTTACATGATGCAGCCGAATGTGCGCCAACTGAATATACGGATCAATGTAACGAATTTAAAACATATAATTGTGAGCAATAAATATCATTTAGTAAAGGTCGAATTTGACCAAGCGCAACAACCTAAATTTGAAGAGAAGAGGGGCAAAAACTATGTTGAGTTTGGTGCAAAAAATAACTATTCAAATTACTTGATTGAGTTATTTGGCGAAAGCCCAAAGCATGGTGCAATTGTAAAAGGTAAGGTTAATTATATTTATGGCAAAGGTTTCGCAGATGTTCCGAAAGTTGCCAATGTTGAGGGTGAAACTTGGAATCAAATTTTAAAGCGCTCAATTTTAGATGATGAGCTTCATGGTGGATTTTATTTGCAAATTGTTTACAATGCGTTAAAGCAAATCGCCGGAGTGTATCACATTGAGTTCCAAAAGGTGAGAGTTTCAAAAGATATGAAATGCTTTTATGTTAAAGATGATTGGAGCAAAAGTGAATTTAGAGAAACGGCAAGAGAGTACAAAGCATTCAATCCAAATGAGCCAAATGGCGCACAAATATTATTTGTAAAGCAGTACAATCCAAAGAGTGATATTTATCCTCTTCCTTCCTATTTCCAAGGGCTTAATTACATCGAGAGTGATATCCAAGTGAGCCGACACATATTAGGTAATGCAAAGAAAAACTTTGTGGCCACCAAATTGATTAATTTCAATAATGGCTTACCAGGTGAGGAGGAGCAAGAGGAAGTTGAGAGAGATTTAAAGAATAAGTTCGCTAATCCGGAAGGTGACCGCGTGGTGATTGCATTCAACCCATCAAAGGAAAATGCAGTCGATATTGTTGATTTAGGTCAAACCAATTTAACAAAAGAGGATTTCACTAATGTTAACAATCTAATCCAACAAGAGATTTTCTCTTGTCATCAAGTTACAAGCCCGATGCTATTTGGTATCAAAACCGAAGGGCAATTGGGTGGCCGTAGCGAAATCCGTGATGCTTATCAAATATTCCAAAATACATATGTCAACGAGCGCCAACAACAACACGAAGTAACTTTTAATAAGTTAATGAAATTGGCCGGCATCGTTGGTGAGTTTGAGATTGTTCCGGTTGAGCCATTAAGCTTTGAGTTTAGCGAGGCTATTATGAGCGCCAATATGACACGCAATGAAATCCGTGAGAAGTTAGGCCTTGCACCGGATAGCGTGGCACCTCAAGGCGGTAATGTACCTCCAACGGGTAGTGAGCCAATAGCGGCTGCAAATGATAGCATTAAGAATTTAAGCGGAAGGCAATATCAAAATGTTATGCGTATCGTTCGCCAATTCGGAAGCGGTAAGATTAACAAGCAACAAGCGGCATTGATGTTAAAGAGTGGATTTGGTTTTAGCGATGATGATGTGAATACCTTCCTGGGTGTTGATGATGATCCTAAAACCGAAGAGGCCTTTGCTGATATGCAAGATGATTTGTTATTGAGTGAATTTAGCGCATGCGGTGACAATTGCAATGAGTTTGAAGTAATTGAGACTCATGAAGCTAAAAACTTTGAGCAATTTGCGGATGCCGAGATTGACACAATAAAAGCGAATGTCCTTGATTTGATAAGCAAAAATAAGCTTATTACTCCGGAGAATCTTGGCACCATCTTAAATAAAAGTGTTGCGGAAATAAATGTAACAATTGAAGCTTTAAAAACGGAAGGATATTTAAAAACAATTGGTAGGGATTTAAGCATATTAAACCCAAAGTATAAACCTCAAGAGAGTGTGCTTACAAAGCCACTTCGCAAAATTGCGGGAGGTGATAAAGCTACCACAACCGAGGTGCTTTTGCGTTACACATATGCCGGTCCAAGAGATGATAAAAACCGACCATTTTGTGCGCGCTTATTACAATTAGCAGAAACAAAGCTTTGGAGCCGTTCCGATATTGAGAACATTTCCGAGCGTTTAGGCTATTCAGTATTTGATAGGAGAGGCGGTTGGTTCACGCAACCTAATGGAGTTCACCGACCATATTGCAGACATCGTTGGCAAGTAAAAATTGTAACTAGAAAAAAATAATTTTATGAGTTTAAATATACTTTTTATTAATGAGGAGCTTATCAAAAGTAGAACGGCAATAAGCCAGGGCATCGATGGTAAGCAAATTTTACCGGTTATCAAATTAGCTCAAGATAAGTTTTTATTGCCGGCACTTGGTACCTCTTTATTTCGTAGGTTGCAAGATGGGGTTGAGAATAATGATTTAAGCACGGATGAAAAATCTTTGCTTAACAATTATGTAACGGATTGTCTTTTATGGTTCACACTTGCCGAGATGGTAATGGCAACATCGTTCCAATTTTTTAGCAAAGGATTAATGCAGAAAACTGCGGAGGAAAGCAACTCACCAAGCAAAGGCCAATTGGAATTATTACAAAGGTCTTACATGAGCAATGGTGAGTTCTACAAAACAAGATTAATTGATTATCTTCGTGAAAACTCCGAGTTGTTTGAAGAGTATTTAAACTATGGTAGCGGATTTGATATTATAGCGCCACAAATTAAAGCATATACTTCGCCAATATTTTTGGGAAGGAGAGGAGCAACACGAAGAGTTAGTAACCTAGATTTACCTCATGAAAATACGCAGTTATAAAAGGGAGTTTTTAGACAAAGTAAAACAAAAATTCAATGACTTACAACCAGGTAATAAGTACAATAAGGACTCTCCTAGAATCGCATGCGCAAATAAAGAGCGTAAAAAATGCGACACCAAGAGAGTGGTTGTTTGTAAATGACCAACCAATTTATCCCATTGCTTGCTTTGCAATTAATAGCGGATCATTGAATGTTGGGCGTGAACAAGTCTATAATGTAACGCTTTGGTTTTTAGATAAGGCGGGCATGGAGGCCGAGTTTGAGCCGGATGTTGCATCCGATCAATTACAAATCGGAGCGGACATAATTAGCAAAATGAGAAACGGAGCAAATAACTACATCCTTGATCCTAATATTAGTTACAATTTTATTTTGGATAAGTTTGAAGATTATTTGAGTGGTATTGAGATAACCTTTAACATGACAACAGTATCGGAGTTTGATGCTTGCGATATGCCATTAAATTAAAAAATTATAAATATGAGTTGCAATAGTTCAACGGGTGATTTAAGGCCCGCACAATACAATGTTCAATTATGGCGCAATGATTCATGGGCGCAAACATTCGCCATCACGGCAAATGATGTGGCAGTTGATTTAAGCGGATCAACTATCTTAATACAAGTTAGGACCAAACCTACATCAACGGATGTGGTGTTGAGCCTTGTAACCGGTACAAGCATCACAATTGGTGGCGCCGGTAAAAACGAGATTACATTAAATAAGATAGTAGATATTGCCGCCGGGAATTATGTTTATGACATGAATGTCACCTTTCCAAGTGGCCTTGTCAAAACATACATTTGGGGAACTTTTTTAGTACAGGAGGACATAACAAGATTATAATAAAATGAGTACAATAATAACACCAAGCGAAGAGCAAATAAACATAGTAGTTAATGATGAAAAAATTAGTATCAATGTAGAGAGTGGGGATGTTATTGTAAATGTAAACGAGCAAATCGTTGAAGTATCAACAGTTAATGGTGCATATCCACTACCAACAACCGTGTATTCAGTATTCGGAAGGACCGGTAATATAATCGCGGTTGATGGTGATTATGACCTTGGCGAACTTGGTGATGTAACATTAGTAAGCAGTACAAACGGCGATGTCCTTACATATGATGGCACTAAATGGATTAACAAAGCCGTAACGGGAACGGGAACGGTTACGAGTGTTGACATGAGTGTTCCGGTTGGCCTTCAAGTAAGTGGCAATCCAATTACAATTAATGGCACGCTAGCACTTAATTATGCTTCGGGTTATTCTTTGCCAACAACTGCAAAGCAAACAACCTGGGACACTGCTTATAATGACTCAATCGTAAGTGCAAGCGTAAGCGGTACAACGACAAAGACATTAACTTTAAACCAACAAGATGGAGGCACCATCACCGCATCATGGACCGACATTGATACCAATTTGGTAACAAGTGTTAACGGATATGTTGGAACGGTTGTATTAACAACAACCGATATTGCGGAAGGAACAAGATTATATTATACCGAAGCACGAGTATCAAATAATGTGGATGTGGCAGCAAATACCGCTGCAAGACATGCCGCATTAACAATAGGCACTGCTAATGGGTTAAGCTTAGCATCTCAAGTGTTAAGCCTAGCATTAGCATCGGCATCAACAACCGGCGCTTTAAGTAGCACGGATTGGAATAAATTTAATGATGCAAGCGGAACGGTTACAAGTGTTGCGGCAACAGTTCCGGCCGGACTTACAATAAGTGGCTCGCCCATCGTAAGCGCGGGAACATTAGCATTTGGATTAGATACCGGTTATACAATCCCATTAAGCACTCAATTAGTACCATCGGGTGGATCAACAGGACAATTGCTTGCTAAAAATAGTGCGACCAATTATGACACTTTATGGATTGATAATTATACCGAGCAATTAAGAGATACAGTCAAAGCAGCGGTTGCAATAAATAAAGGACAAGCAGTTTATGTAAGTGGTGCAAATGGTACAAATCAATTGGTTTCATTGGCATCAAATGCAACCGAGGGAACATCAAGCAAGACATTGGGATTAGCATCTCAAAACTTTGTAATTAACGATATAGGGCAAATTATTACGGAAGGATTATTGGCGGGCCTTGATACATCAACGGCAACCGCGGGTGATCCGGTGTGGCTTGGAGTGAGTGGTAATTTAATATATGGGTTGGCAAATAAGCCCGTTGCACCGGCGCATTTAGTTTACATTGGAGTAGTTACAAGAGTCAATATAAACAATGGAGAGATTTATGTTAAGATACAAAACGGCTTTGAATTAAGAGAGATTCATGATGTTTTAATCTCAAGTGTTGCAAATAACGAAGGTTTATTTTATGAGAGTGCGACAAGCTTATGGAAAAATAAAAGCATCGCAACAGTATTAGGATATACACCAATCTCATTAACAAGCTTAAGCGGAGTATCGCCATTATCTTATAACAATACAACCGGAGCATTTAGCATTGCGCAAGCAACTACATCGGTAAATGGTTATTTATCAAGTACTGATTGGAACACTTTTAATGGTAAGCAAGCGGCTTTAAATGGCACCGGATTTGTAAAGGCAACCGGTACTACAATAAGCTATGATAATAGTACTTATTATTTAGCATCTAATCCAAGCGCTTATATTGCGTTAACCGGATTGAGTGCAACGGCTCCATTATCTTATAACAATACAACGGGAGGATTTACAATAAGCCAAGCGGGTGTGAGTGGTGATGGTTATTTAAGCTCAACCGATTGGAATACATTTAATAATAAACAAGCTTCGGGCAATTACATCACCGCATTAAGTGGTGAGGCAACTGCGAGCGGCCCAGGATCGGCGGCGGTGACATTAAGTACATCGGCCGTAACGGGTAAACTTTTAACCGGTGTGAACATTACCGGAGGATCAATAAGTGCGACCGACTCAATATTAATTGCATTTGGTAAAGTTCAAAATCAAATCAATGGAGTATTAGGAGGCGCAATATATCAAAGCGTTTGGAACGCATCAACAAATAGCCCAACACTTACAAGTGGAACGGGTACAAAAGGATATTATTATATCGTAAGTGTTGCGGGATCAACAAACCTTGATGGCATCACGGATTGGAAAGTGGGTGATTGGGCCATCTTTAATGGAACCACTTGGAACAAAGTTGATAACTCCGATGCCGTAAGTTCGGTAAATGGATACACCGGTGCGGTGAGTTTGACAACATCGGACATCACGGAAGGTTCAAGATTATATTATACCGAAGGAAGAGTAAGCGCAAATACGGATGTGGCTGCCAATACGGCGGCAAGACATTCGGCGGTGACCATTGGCACGGCAAATGGATTAAGTTTAAGTACTCAAGCTTTGAGCCTAGGGCTTGCATCAACAAGCGCAACCGGTGCTTTAAGCAGTACCGATTGGAATACATTCAATCTTAAACAAGCGGCTTTAAGTGGCACGGGCTTTGTAAAGATTAGCGGATCAACTATAATTTATGATAATAGTACTTATTATTTAGCATCTAATCCGACCGCTTATATTTCTTTACTTGCTTTAAGTTCAAGTGCAACAGGGTTAACATATACCAACACAACGGGTGTATTTAGTTTTACGGCGGGTTATTCAATACCAACTAATGCAAGCCAAACGCAATGGGATACGGCATATTCAAATAGGATTTCAACATTAAATGGATTAACCGCAGCAACTCAAAACTTTTCAACGGGGATGAGTGGAACGGATTTTAATATTTCAAGTACAACGGCAACGCATACTTTTAATATACCATCCGCATCCGCAACGGCAAGAGGTTTACTTTCAAATACCGATTGGACAACCTTTAATAATAAGCAAAGTGCAATAACATTAACAACAACAGGAACAAGTGGTGCAGCGACATTTAGTTCAAACACTTTAAATATTCCTAACTACGCACCTGATTTAAGTGGCTATGTAACACTAGCAACTACTCAAACAATTAGTGGTGCAAAGACTTTTAATAATTCGGATTTAAACACATTATTTGTAAGTAATCCTGATACGACAGGTGCAACAACAGGTTCGGGAATTGGATTTAAAGCATACAATGGAACTTCCGTTACTCAATATGGTGGTATTTTCTTAACTTCTAATACTTGGAGTTTTGGTACTTATTCAGCACAACAATTAAGTATTGGCTCGGATGGTACAGGTGGTCTTGCTTTAAGAAGTGCTAATTCTGCACCGATTAGTTTTTTTACAGGTGGTGCTTCGGCAGGTGTATCAACGCAAAGAATGATTCTTAATTCTTCAGGCAATTTAGGATTAGGAGTTACACCGAGTGCGTGGAGTGGAGCTATTGCTATGCAAATAGGTTCTTATGCTTCTATTTATACAAATAACTCATCAGGTTCTGCTGAATTTTCAAGCAATGCATATAAAAGTGCAGCTAGTGCTTGGACTTACTTAAATACAAATAATGCAACAAATTATAGACAATTAGATGGTAGCCATGCTTGGTTTAACGCCCCTTCAGGAACGGCAGGTAACGCTATATCCTTTACCCAAGCAATGACCTTAACGAGTGATGGTAATTTGCTATTGGGGACTCCAACAAATACAGGTTTTAGGTTAGCAATAAATGGACCTGATGGTACAAGTTATGTAAAGTTTACAAGTCCTTCTGCAACAACAGGAGGTAGAATAGGATATAATGGTAATGAATTAAGAATTGACCAACAAGAAAATGCTGATTTAGTTTTAAGAACTAATGGTGCAACAAGACTTACCATAGCATCCACAGGAGCAGCTACATTCTCTAGTAGTGTAACGGCGGTAGCAGGTACATTTTCAGGTTCATTAAGGTCAACAATTGGAGATTTGAGAAGTTTAGGTGCTGCATCTAATTCGGTTGCTTCAGGTGCTTTTGTAACACTTACTGATAGCGGAACTACTTATCAAGTATTACAACAATTAAATGCTTCTTATGGTTTAGACTTTTGGTTTTATAATGGTTCTTGGAATAAAACAATAACATTTACAAATGCAGGAGCAGCTACATTTAGTTCAACTTGTACTGCTACGGGCTTTTTTGAGAGCAGCGATAGCAGATTAAAAACACTTATCCAAGATAACTACCAAACAAAAGGCATTGCATCAATAACACCTAAACTTTACACTAAAAACGGAAAGGTTGAATTAGGTTATTATGCTCAAGATTTTGTTGGGATATTAGATAGTGCGGTTTCAAAAGGTAGTGATGATATGTTAAGCCTATCTTATCGTGAGGTATTAGTAGCAAAAGTGTACGCATTAGAACAAAGAATTAAAGAACTAGAAAATAAATAATATGGCTACAACTTGGGCAGGTACGGCTTTAAATCAAGGCATAACTAGAACGGCAATGAATGACTTTTGGAACTTAAATACCAATG